ACTTTTACATTCCAAGTTCTGCCAATATTTCCAACAGCAGGAGGCGCAGCACCAGGAGCGCTAACTGACACTTGGACAATGACAGTAATTGGACAACCAGCAGAGTCCTTTAGTTAAGAGAGATCGGAGCATCGGGAGCTATGAAATTATCAATTACAATTGAATATAACTCTGGCGAATCAGCAACTTATATTGCTCAACCGCCAGAGTGGGCTAAGTGGGAAAAGGCAACTGGACACACTATTACCAAAGCTCAAGAAAATATAGGAATATGGGACTTAATGTTCTTGGCCTATAACGCTCACAAACGCGAAAGCGCTGGTAAGCCAATAAAGAGCTTTGAGATATGGATGGAAACAGTTGCCGACATTAAGACAGGCAACGATGACCCAAAAGCCATCAGCCCGACAGCGTAAGGCGGCTATTAGTAATAGTTGCTCTTAAGACTGGTATCCCAGTGCAGTATTGGGATGATTGGGACGATGTAGCAACGGCAGTCGAGCTGATAAAGGAGATGAATAGCAATGGCTGAAGAAGTATCAGCATTTGACCGGACAGAGCTGCGTCAAGTCTATAAAGCCTTTACCTTGCTAGGTGACGAAGCTAAAGCCGAGGCTCGTCAAAGCTCCAACAATCTTGCTACCTATTTACAAAGACAAATTGCTACTAGCGCTTCTACTCGCATAAAAGGCCAACAAGCCATTAACAGAATCGTTAGCGGATCTAAAGTATCTAAGACCAGCACTACTGGCGAAATTAAATATGGCTTTGCCAGTCAGAGATTTAGCGGTGGAGCTAATACTCAAATGCTTTGGGGCGGTTTTGAATTTGGTTCATCAATTAGGCAAAGAAAAGATGGCACAGTTCGCAGGCTAAATCAATTTCCAAATTATTCTGGTCGATTTGGAAACGGCTCTCGCGGTTGGTTTATTTATCCAACACTACGCAAAGAGCAAAGAAATATAGTTTCTCAATGGACTGCTGCCTTTAATAAGATATTAGATAAGTGGGGCATAAGTGGCATCTGATTCAAGAGCATTAACGCTTAAGCTTCTAGCAGATACAGCTGACTTTCAAAAGAAGTTAGCAAATGGATCTAAAGACATTGATTCGATTGGCGAGCGCGCTGCTGAATTTGGCAAGAAGGCGGCTGTAGCTTTTGCTGCCGCTGGAGCAGCTATTGGCGCATTTGCAATCAGCGCGGTTAAAGCAGCAGCCGAAGATGAAACCGCTCAGCGCAGATTAGCCGAGACTATTACTGCAACAACTGGCGCAACTGCTAAACAAATTGAAGGCGTAGAGCAATATATAAAGCAGACTTCTATTGCTATTGGAGTTGCTGACGATGGCTTGCGTCCAGCTTTTACTCGCTTAGTTAGATCAACTCAAGATGTAGAAGAAGCGCAGAAGCTGCTAAATTTGGCATTAGATTTAAGTGCTGCGACTGGTAAGCCATTAGAAACAATATCTAATGCTTTGGGTAGGGCCTATGATGGCAACACTACCGCCCTTGGCAAGCTTGGCCTTGGACTTGATGCAGATATTATAAAGAGCAAAGATTTTGATGCAATCTTCCAGCAGCTCACTGGGACATTTGGAAACTTTGCTGAGAATGAATCAGAAACTACAGCTAAGCAGTTAGAGCGCGTTCAGATTGCTCTTGATGAAGCTAAGGAATCTATCGGCGCTGCCTTGCTGCCAGTAGTTCAAGAACTTACAGCTTGGATCTTAGATAATTTTATTCCTGCGTTAGAAGCTTTTATTGCCGGACTTACTGGCCAAGATGGATTAGAAGATTCTTTAACAGATACTGAAAAAAAATTTGTAGCTTATGGCAAGACAGTCAGAAAGTTTATTGATACAGTTATTGATCTCAAAGACGAGATTCTTATTGTCGGCTCAGTTATGCTGGGAGTTTTTACAGCTAACAAAATAGCTGCTGGAGTCGCTGCAATAATTACTCTTATAACTACTCTTAGAAGAGCATTATCAGCACTAAGAACAAGTGCAATGATTGCTGGCGTTGCCCAAATGTTTGCATTAAATCCTTTACTTGGCGTTGGTGCTGTCGCCATAGGAGCAGCAGTTTTAGCTGGTGCTAATGCTGCTTTTGGCGGCGATGATACTGAAGGAGAACGACCAGATTTATTCTTTCCAACTGGCGGCACTCAAGGAGTTACTGGAGGTGGCGTTACTGGGGGTGGAGGTATTAAAGGCAGCGGTATGAGCGGCGCTCTGCCAAAAATTGGTATAATTCCTCCAGTTGTAAAAGGAACAATGCCTGAATTTCCATCTGGAGTAAACATAACTGGCAATGGGATAGCTTCTGGATTTGATGTAGCAGCAGCCAGACGAGGCGATGAGCGCGGCAATGTAATTAACATCAATGTCAATGCGCCAAGCGCAATAGATGAAGAAGGATTTACTCGAGCAGTAGTCTTAGCTCTAAACAATAGCAATGCTCGCAACGGCGGTGGAGGCGCTATTCTCGGCGGCCTAGTAGCAGAATGACCCTTTGGAATCCAGTTTATAGAGTTAAGGTTGATGGCGTTACAGTCACGAGCGCAACCCTCAGCGGCTTAACTATTACATCTGGTCGCACCGATATTTATCAGCAGCCGATTGCTGGTTACTGCAATCTAAGTCTTATAGAGACAGCTGAAGCGTCAGTTCCATATGAAGTAAATGACGCAGTAACAATAGAAGTCCAAGATTCTACTGGCGCTTATGTCAATCTCTTTGGCGGCTTTATTACTGACTTAGGCATTACAGTTCAGACTTCAGGATCAACAGCTACCAGCCAGCAGATTAGAATTGTTGCAGTAGGAGCTCTAGCGCGACTTGCGAGGGCAGTTTATACTGGCAACTTTGCTCATCAATTTGATGGAGACCGCATCGAGGAGTTACTTAGCTTTGTATTATTTGACCAATGGAATGAAGTGCCAGCTGCCGAGACTTGGAATGGTTATGACGCAACGACTCAATGGCAGGATGCAGAAAATAGCGGACTAGGCGAAATAGATACTCCTGGTGATTATGAGCTGCACTCTGAGACTGGCCTAAATGACACAGTTTATAATTTAGCTTCTAGATATGCGAATAGCGGTTTAGGTTACTTATACGAAGATGCTCAAGGCCGAATTGGATACGCTGATTCGACACACCGCAACCAATATTTATCGAATAACGGCTATGTTGATCTTGATGGCAATCACGCCATTGGGCCAGCTCTTTCCATTGTCAAGCGCGCTGGCGATGTCCGCAATGCAATTACAGTCGGCTATGGAACTGGCAACGCAGAAGTAAGCGATGAAGATGCAGCTTCTATATCGCTTTACGGCCAATTAGCCAACACAATATCGACAACCCTTAGGCATAAAGCTGACGCGGAAGCCCAAGCAGCGTTCTATCTACTTATTCGAGCTTATCCTCAATTTGCTCTTAGGCAAATAACCTTTACTACGGCTAATACAGAGATTGATGACGCCGACCGAGATAGCCTACTAAATGTATTTATGGGTATGCCGTTGAATATTACTAATCTGCCGAGCAATATGACCGATGGAGAGTTTCAAGGATTTGTTGAGGGTTGGACTTGGACTGCAAGTCTTAACCGCCTAGACCTGACGATGAACCTATCGCCTATAGCTTTCAGCCTTCAAGCCTTCCGTTGGAACTCCGTTCCAGCGGTAGAGAGTTGGAATACAATAAACCCATTACTGGAATGGTATAACGCTACAATTGTGGCATAGGAGACTAAATGGCAACGACTACTAACTACGGCTGGGACACTCCTGACGATACTGATCTCGTCAAGGATGGTGCAGCTGCCATCAGAACCCTTGGCAGCTCAATCGATACAACGACAAAGAACCTAAACCCACAAACAACTACTGGCGCACTTGCTTATAGATCAGCAACCGCCAATGTAAATACTGCTTTACCAATAGGAACTGCAAATCAAGTATTGCGAGTTAATTCTGGCGGAACAGCTCCTGAATGGGCTACGCCCGCTGGTGGTGGAAAGGTGTTGCAGGTTGTAAATCTTGAATTAACTTCTGGCAATTTTACTACTTCATCGTCTAGCTTTGTGGATGTAACAGGTTTAAGTTTAGCAATTACGCCAGCAGCAGCGACATCAAAAATTATGATGTTTTTAACGGCTACTTCTTCAGGAACTTCTACTTCAGGCCAGGGCAATGTTGATATGCGATTTGCATTAGTGAGAACAAGCACTATTTTGACAGAAGCCAGATTTGATTTAGAAAATAACACAGGTTCCACAACTTCATTAGGTATGCCAGTTACTTTAACTTATTTAGACAGCCCAAACACTACTTCTGCCACCACTTATAAATTACAGGTAAAAAAGGTCAATTACTCTGACACTATTACAGTTTCAGCAAACGCAACAAATAAAGCAATGCTTACACTTATGGAAATCGGTGCATAATGGAAATAGAACTTAATTCGAAAATAGCAAGGGCGTTGTCAATACTAAAACCTTACGCTGAATGGTCTTTATCGGGAGATGATTTTGCTAATCTTGAATGGCTTGATGATGAGCAAAGCGCACCTACTTGGGAAGAAGTAAAGGCTGAGATAGACAATCCAACGCCAATTCCAGAGCCGACAGTAGAGCAGAAATTGGCGAGCGTTGGTCTAAACTTAGACGATTTGAAAGCCGCTCTAGGTCTTTAGCATAATCTTGAGCTATTGTGCTAAGAGAGCTTTATAACTAATTGATATGACGAGACTATGTGCAGCTGGCGTCCAGTTACGGGAGCAAATCGATGATGATTATCCTGATCGCGATAGGAAGTCTGATGGCTGGATTGCTGATGCTCGGCACATTGCTAAAGGCAATTCTGACCATATACCAGCAAATGGAATTGTTAGAGCTATAGATATTGATTGTGACCTAGCAGCGCATAAAGAAGAAGCTTATGCGTTGGTTGAGAAAATTCGTAAGTGCGCCAAGAAAGGCGATAAGCGCATCAAATATATTATCTACGATGGCAAGATTATGAGCCCAATACTGGGCTGGAAGCGGCGTAAATACTCAGGCGCTAATCCGCATCGTAGTCACTTCCATATATCATTTACTAGCTTGGGAGACACAGATGGCAAATGGTTTAACCTTGAAGGAGAATCTAATGAGCGACCTAAAGAAAATGGCCGAAAGCTGGGCAAAGACATTCCTAGCGACAGCCCTAGCGACTTACCTAGCGGTGGGATTCGACCTAAATGCAATTGCCAATGCCGCTCTAGTGTCAGTCTTGCCTAGCATCATCAACTGGCTCAACCCTAACTATGAGCGTTACGGCAAAGTCCGTTAATGCCTGCGACTGAGTTGGCCACCTTAGTAGCCTCAGTCCTAGGATCAATTGCCTTACTGATTGCTGGCCTTCGCTACATAATTAAA